TATCGGCAGAAAAACAAAAAAGTTCGCAAACACTAAAAAACCTTATATTTTTATAAGGACAGGATATGGAGAGCGCGGATGCCATAAAAAACATTATTACGCTAAAAAACAACATGATTGGGATTTAGATAAGCGACACACCGGGGATTTAATTAAAAATGTTAGGCCGACTGCTAAACAAAAAACATTTGTTGATTTCCTTTTTTTACACGGCATTACAAATAAGCTTGGAATGTGGGATACAGAATCCGTTATTCTTGCTTACCAATCTGTTTATTCTGATAATAATCCAGAACAGGCCTTGCGTCGCGGTCTTACTATTTTAAAAAGAAAGCATATTAGGGAGTATATATCTATGAATATGAGAGACAAGTTAAGTGCATTAGGGCTTGATGATGATTACGTTGCTGACCGCTACAGGGATATTATAGAAAACTCAGAAACTCCTGCTGCAACAAGGTTAAATGCTCTAAATAGAGTTAGTGATATGTTAGGTCATCTTGCTAAAGAAAAACGAGAAGAAAGTGTTGAAGGTGTATTCGCATTGTCTGATGGCGACATTAAAAAATTATCATCTGTACGAAAAACTATTGCGGAGACTACATATGGAACAAAAGAAAGAAATAAAGACAACGGGATACGTAAGCCAGCCTCAGTCACAGAGTAATAATATAAACGTCGACGAACTAGCAATAATGAATATTGATAATGTTTATTACGAAATTGATGGTCATGTAGCAAAGTTTATACTTGCATTAATTGAGGATATTGATTCCTGTAATGAGAGAGTCTATGTATTTAGATATTTTTACATTTGCAGAAATTTTATTTGGCGATAAAGAAAACCCTATGCATTTTCATGTTCGCTCTAAATCTCCCGAATTTCATCGCGAAATAGCAAAAACCTTAATAGGTATGGCTTCAGGTGATAAACTAGCCGTAGTGGCGCCAAGAGACCACGCAAAATCAACATTTATTAATCTTATATACCCTTTACATCGCATATTATTTGGTGAAGAGCGATTTTTATTGCTTATATCGGAATCTGAAATGCAGTCTAAGTATAACTTAGAAGCTATTGGAAACGAAATAGAGTTTAATCCTAAAATTCATTATTTTTTTGGAGACAGAAAAGGAGCTGTTTGGGGTAAAGAAGAAAAAGAAGTTATAGGCGGTTTTGACAGTAGTGGGAACCCGAATGTAATGTGTAAATGTTTAATTCGTGGTACAGGTCAGAAAGTTAGGGGTTTAAAGTATGGAGCATATAGACCTACGCTAACAATCATTGATGATGGAGAAGGTGAAGCGAACAGTACTACCCCTACAGCTAGGGATAAATTTAGAAGATGGCTAAATGGTGCTGTTATACCCGGCTCTGGAGATGCAAAATTAGTATTTATAGGCACAATCGTAGATACTTCTGCATATTTAAATAGAATTGCAGGCCCATTAGCATATGATAAGAACGGAAATTATAAAGTCAAGGGTTGGAAGTCGTTATTTTTTCAAGCGATACCACAAAATACGCCTAATGGAAAATTTGTCACGTCTGGAAATGAAATAAAAGATATAAATGGCGAAGTTAAAGTTCTTTGGCCAGATAGAAGGCCTTATGAGTGGTTAATAGCTGAAAGAGATAGATTAAAATCAGAGGGCGACATTGCATATTTTTACCAAGAATACCAAAATATACCTGTTGATGATAGTTTTAGAATATTTAAAGAAAAAGATATGCGTTATTGGGAAGGCAGGTATATATATGAAGAGAATCAAAGTTACATATTTAGAACAGACGACGACAGAAGGATTAAATTACCTGTAAATATATTTTTAGGAGTTGACCCTGCTTCAAGTGAAAACGTAAAAGCTGATTATACTGTAATTATGGTTATTGCAGTAGATAAAGAATACAATATTTATGTTTTAGACTATTTTAGGGGTCAAGTAGCTCCTATGGATGGAGCTGATAAATTATTTGAGTTAGCAGACATGTACCACCCTAAAGATATAAAAATTGAAGAAACAGGACATGTTATGCTAGCAGACTATGTTAGAAGACATTCTAAGCTTACAGGAAGATTTTATAATATAAATACTCGAAAAGCAATTAAAGCAAAATATTATAGGATAAAACAAATGCAACCGCACTTTGCATCTCATTCGGTTTTTCTTAGGGACGAACATGAAGAGCTAGAGTCGGAGTTATTAAACTTTAAAGAACATGGTACGTTTAAAAAAGACACTTTAGATGCGTTAAGATGGGCAATAGACGATGTGTGGGCGCCCGATGTAGAGCAAAATGAGCATGGGGACTGGACAGCGCCTGCTCCTATTTTAGAAGTAGATTGGGAGACAGGCCAGAACTTTAGTGTTTCTGATTTTTACGAAGCATAATGGGCAATTTTGATATTGATTTAGACTTTGGTCAAGTCTATGAACAAAAAATAAAAGACCTTTTTGAAGGCGATGGCTCAATCGAAGTTAAAACGGAGCGCGACATATGGGCTGACACAGGAAATATGGCTATTGAAATACGCTCAAGAGGAAAGCCATCTGGTATATCGATAACTGAAGCTAAATGGTGGGTTCATAATTTTACAGTTGACGGAGATATAAAATTTTCAATGTTGTTTAAAGTTGATAAATTGCGTAAAGCAGTTAAGTATATGTATTTAAATGAATTAGCTAGCATGGTCAAAGGTGGAGACGATTATACGAGTGATTTAATTTTAGCGCCAATTAGTACTTTAATTTTATTAAACAAAAAATTTTGAATTAAGTGTAACATTATTGTAACATTATCCCAAACATATGTTAAACTTAGCGAAGCTAGATACAAAAAAAAT